CGAGTATTCAGTGAGTGTGCCGTATTGGTCTTCGATCAATGCATCGATAATACCATAATTGAATTTTATGATAGTTGAAGGATTCATGACATACGAGAACTGAGCATAATACGTATCAGTATCAATCGCTCCACGAGTTCCACTATAATCTAAGAATGACTTTTTACCAACTAATTCTAATATGAATCGTTTACCAAGGATTTGTTCTGCGCTAAATGTGTAAGTGTTTTTAGTGAAGTCACCATTGGTTAGTTCTCCACTTGTTCCTACAGGTAAGTTTTCAGACCAACGTTTGACATAGCTTTCATAACCACCTTTGAGTTTTAAGAGATATCGAGGTTGCCACGTTAGCAAGTACGTACTCTTATTCATAAAGTATGTTACATCAAGATCATCATCTAAATCACTTGGTTCTCTTTCAGAATGAGAGAATGTGTTTGCAGAATCAAGCGTAAGCTTTGGTCCAAATTCGTATTTGCTTTTAATGCCAATGTTACCAAACACCAACGTCTTACTGTCAACAGCCCGATATCTTATTTCTGGTTGTGCTTTAAGATCTATTAGATCTCGAAGGAACTTACCATCGATTCCTAGTGATTGGCTATAGTAAAAGGTTGATGTTTGGTGGGGCGTACCAGCCGCCCGCATAAAAACATTGTCATCAAAAAAGATTCGACTAAACGAAGTAAAGTTAATTCCTCCTAAGCCATACGCTATAGATGTTACCACTAACAATAATGTACATAACAAAAATCTCATAATTTAATCCGTTCTACGTTTCGTTGCTACATATAGAAATAATAACCAACCTAGTATTAACGCATAGGTTGATGGTTCAGGCACTGTACTAAAATATAGATCGCTTGGTCCATTAATCTCAATATCCATTGAGCCAAGTGCATCAGGTTGAAAAGAAGTAAACACGACCAAATATTGCTTTTCTTCTAAATCGAATAGACCGTCGAATGCACCTTCGCCTACACCAGTTCCCTGACCACTACTAAGACTTTGGCCTCCTCCCCATCCAAAAGTAGATGATGAGTTAAAAATGTCTGGCATATTCGTTATAACGTTGGTTAAATCAAAATTGTCTGCATCATATAACAACACTTGCGTATCAGTCGTAGAACCAGCTGATCCTTGCAATGAGCTTGAGTAATTAGAGAAACGAAAATCATCGCCTGCACTATCAGGAGTCATATATATGTACTCGTAATATGTATGCTGAGTTTCTGGACCACCGAAACCCGTAATGTATTGATCGTCTTCTAAAACAACATCTAAGTCGTAGTAAGAATAGTTTTCGGTTGGCCCAGTGAGTGGTCCTAGTATACTAATACTAGCGAATGCCGAAGTAGCAAGTAATAAAGATAGTCCTAACCATTTATACATGACTTAAATTCCTAATCCGTGATTGCAAACTCCAGAGCAAAGATGGCTGGTAGTTGCTGTAGTAGCTGCTGCTTCTACTTCTTCGCCACCGATAACACCGAGCATATTAAGTACGATGAGTACGACTACAAGGCCGACTACTGTTTTCTTTTTATTGGCTTTTACCCAATTGATTAATGTTGCGATATATTCCATTTTATTTTTTTCCGATTAATTTGCCCATAAGACCAAAGACTTGTCCAAAGACGCCTAAGCACTTTCCAAAGAAAGAGTCTTTTGGTATGAGCATTGTTAGCATTGATAAGATACCAATCGTTGCGATCGCTATCTCGATTAAATTTCCTTTACATTGTTGAATTATATATTGTATCATAACTATTTATATTAAAATTGAGTTGCGTATAACGGACCAGCTGGTGAAACTACAATACCACCATCAATTGGAGTAATTACTATTGGAAATTCTTCATCTTCGTTAACTGTTTCTTCAATTACGTCGTCAATTGCCGTTACTTCGATTCCTGGATCGATTAAAATGTCGTCAACTATTACCTCGGCGTTAGCTACCACATTAGAAATATCTATTTCAACTACAGGTTCTTTAACAACCTCTGCCACTGCAGGCATTTCAAGTTGTATTTCTGGCTGTTCTTCGCTAGAAATGGGTGGGGTCTCCGTTTCTGATTCGACTTCTGCGATCTCAATCACAGGTTCCTCATCAGCAGATATATCACCTTGTTTAACCACCTCCTCTTCATTAGTATTAATACCAAATAACGAAAGGAGACCACCACCACTCGATTTCTTTACACCATTCGATTCTGCAGAATTGGCGTTCGTTTCAGGTTGTGTAGCCTGTTCGCCTCCGTCAACTTCTGCCTCAGCCGTTTCCGTCTTAGGCTCCTCAGTAGACTCTTCTTCTGTTTGCTCATCTGGTATTGTGTCGCCATCTTGTGTTGGTTCTCCTTGTTCTTCAGATTCGGGCTCATCCTTATCGTCATCTCCGCCTGTGAGAAAACTAAATAAACCTCGTTTCTTCTTGGGTTTTTCTTCAACCTGTTCCTCGGCTTCGGGCTCAGGTTCGTTAGATTCTTCTTCAGATTCTTTAGCTTCTTCAGCCTCAGCTTCTGGTTCGGGCTCTGATTCTTCTTCAGGCTCTTCGGCCTCTTCTTCATCATCGCCTCCTAAAAGTTTTGAGAAGAAACCTTTTTTCTTTTTCTTAGGCTCTTCCTTTTCTTCTTCTACGGGTTCTTCTTTACTATCTTCATTGGGTTCATTATCTGTATCATCCTTTGTATTCTCAGTCTCCGACGTTCCTTCTTCTCCGCCTTCACCTGATTCTTCAGATACTGTTGTAGATCCATTTGATTTTCCTTTTGTTGTATCATCGGATGGCGTATTACCAGTCGAGCCGCTCGAGGCTGGAGGATCTAAGTCGATCTCTATATCTCCCATACCGATGATTGTAGTGAATCCTGCAAGAGGATCATCCCAATTAATATTAGGATGTTCGAGTTTTACTTCTTCCCATTTTTCTTCAGCCACTGCTTGAACTGTCCTGGTTTCTTCAACGACCGTGTCAACTTGAAAATATGCGGCTGATCCAAGTGCTATAAGACCAGCAGGTCCGAGCGCGGCAGCTTGGCTTCCAATTTGCTCTAAAAAGCTTGGTGGTTTAGTTAATTCTTCTGTAGCTGATGGTCCACCTCCGCCATCTTCGTCTTCTTCAAATTCGAATCCAGGTTGGACTTCGTTTAGTAGAGTTGATGATGCTTTCTTAAGAAGTTCGAGTTCCTCATTAGGCCTATCTGGTTTAGATAGCCTTTTGACAGCGTTAATTGCTTCTTCGAGTGATAATTCTTCTGTGTCTTTATTTTCTGCCATAACTGTAACCTAAATGTATTTATACTTTATAGCCTTTTTAACGCTATTAATTTATGTTAAAGTGCTTTCTATTATAAATAGATATATGTTTGGATTAATAACAATGTTACTAACAACCCTTGGCGCTACCGGCATGGGATCAATGTTAAAAATAGTCGGTGGCCTAGTACAAAGTATAAGTGATGAAAGAGAAGCAAAAGCAAAACGTGAGATGGCTCGAGACATGGCAATGTCTAACGCAGACCTTAAATTTCAACAAACGGTATTCGGAAATTCTTCAGATCCCGAAGCAAACTTATTTACTCGGGCTACTCGCAGGCTCATTGCTCTTATCGGGATGCTCAACTTTGCGACCATATCCATTCTTTGCACCCTCTACCCCAGCGTCGAGCTCGTCACCTTCACACCACCAGAAAACAAAGAAGCCATTTCACTTATTTGGGGACTCATTAAATTCCCAAGTGGTGCCGACATCACAACCTCAATCACGACGGGACACATTTCTCTTGTTTCAATCGCCACTTTGGGAGCAATAGTTGGTTTCTACTTCACTCCTGGCGGTAAAAGATAATGCTTTCGAAACTCATTCTTTTTGTTCTTGCTCTAACAGTTGTTGGGTGTTTCTATCTACAAACCCAAGAAACACTTGATTTAGAAAATAAAGTTGAATCGCTTGAATCAGATATCGTAAACATTAACGAAACAATCGCTGAGTTTGACGAAGTTTTTATTCTTTTAATTCAAGAAATAAGAAAAGAAAATAGACAAAATTTAGCACATTATTATAAATAATAATATGACTGGCGATATACTCAATTTTATTCAATCTGTTGGAGTACCAATCACGGTGGCATTAGCCACTGGAGGATTTCTTTTCTTAATTCTTAAATTTATTTTAAGTCAAGTTACAGATCAAATAAAAGGCATTTCAAACTCCTTGCTTTCACTTGAAAATAAGTGCGATGTTATGAATAATGATATCGTAAAAATCGATGCTCTTTTTTCAAGTGCATTTAATGTAGAACCAAACCTTGACCGCATTGCAGCGAGTGAAGGTAAAGAAGATTGTAGGGACGACTAATGAGCGGAAGAGATTTTACATTCTGGGCTGATACAATCCAAACATTTGGATTCCCTGTTATTGCGTTGCTTTTAACGGGTTACTTCATTTGGTACATTTGGAAATGGGTAATCAAAGAAGTAAGGCCGGCGCTAAGTTCTGCTGGTAGTTCACTTGGAAAACTTAAAAGACAAATTCAAGCACTTGATAATGATATGATTCGCTTGAATATGAAGCTTAAGATTTTAATTCAAGAAAGACATATCACAGATAAGCATAGAACAACGGATGAGCTTCAAGGAAAATAGTTCTGTATATCAGTATTATCAAAAGGAATTAAAAGAGATCCTAAAACACAAGTGGATCATATCAGAAAAAGCCGGCAGAGATGTCGGCTTTAATGTTGCACTTACGAGTTGGATAAGAAACCATCGTGATGCTTGGCGCGAAAGCATAAAAAAGCCCCACTAAAAAGTGAGGCTTTTGTTTTAAAAATTTTACTTTTTAACTGACTTCTTTGTAGGAGTCTTTTTCTTTGTAGGCTTTTTGACCTTTGCTTTGAGTTCAGCAATTTCTGCTTGAGCCTTTTCATAAAGCTCGGCTGCATCTTCAACTGCACGGTTAACCTTTGTTGCGTTATTACGCGCAACTAAGATACCTGCGATAAAGCCTCCGAGAACGAGTAGGATTGATACGATCATGATCTATTTTATTTTGTTGTTGTTTATTTGGTGTATATACCTTGTAGGTAAGTTTCGAATTGCTCAATCTTTTCGAGTCGATTGGGCCAAAGGATATATTCCTTTGAAGGATTCGCTTTGAGATTATTTAGGAGTGGTTGAATAGCGTTATAAAGTGCATCTACCTTTTCTTGAGTGGCGTTTGCGACTTGGGCAGTCTCTTCAACTTTAGCTTTTGCTTCAGTTGCTTGTTGATAAGAATGTAATTCACTCTCATCGACTGTGGTAAAACCAAAATCAAATAGTTCTTCGCTCATTTATTTTTCTCTATTATTGTTGATTGCTTTATCAATTTTAGGTGTAACCATGCGATTGACATGTTCGTTAAAAACTAATGGGCCTGATGAACGACCTAATAGTTTTCTTTTACTTGGATTTGGTGCTCTTATGTCTGCACCAGGTTTTAATCTTTTACTCATGTTTATTTATTTATACGTTTCGTTTGTTTAAAGGATCGCATATTGGTGCGGTATTAGGTAACCAAACATAAGATGATATTACGTATTTAGGATTGGAAATTGGTGTAGCTCCTTTGTGAGGAAACGTCCAATGTGGAGGAAAGCAACATACTGTCCCTGCCTTTGGTTCTACCTTTACTTCTTCTCCAATATCAAAAATTGTTTCACCGCCTTCATCAACGTCATTCAAATACCAAAACATAACAAGTGCTCTTTTGGCAGATGCTTCGTCGAATGAATCGACATGCCAATCGAAAACACCTTCATTTGGTTCGTACCTTTTGATTCGTGGTGCTTCGTAATCTTTCAATGGTTCATAGCATACTAACTTATCTCGTAATACGTTATGGACTTTATCCATGTAAAAATTATTTACAGCCTGCATTAACGCGCCCATAGGTTCTTTGAAGTCTTTAAACGCTGAGTGATTCAGCATATTTATTTCATCGAACTTATATATAGCATTATCACGTTTTTCGTAATGCTCATCGTCTTTGCTCACAGAATCATACGTGTCGATAAGAGCTTTGCACATGTCTAAAGGCATGGCATCATTTAAGACTAAAATATGCTCAGCCAGCGTCTTCATTAATGTCTTTTATAGTTTCTTGAAATTGTTCCCAGCCGAAGCCTTCTTTATACGATACAACAAACCATAACCACCCTCGGTGGACGTAAGCATATCCTTTCTCTTCGCTGTTTTCTTCATATTCCAGTTCGACTCTAAACCACGGACGCAATTCAAACTCGGTTATATCTAAAATGTATTTTCCTATTCTCATAATTTTAACTTGTTGTTTTTGCGCAGTGTGTTAAGAAAAACAATAGCATGACAGCAGCGCAAGCGTACATCAGCATTGATTTCCAAAAGTCTTTATTCTTCCAAAAAGTCATTGAACCATACTTAGGAGAACATACACAACATTTATTATCTTTTTTCATTAGTCTGTAAATTCGTCGGCATGAGGATAAGGACGGTGCGGATTAGCTTTCATTTCTTTTTGACGGAATTCATCAACTGTCGCAGGCCGCGATTTCTTAACTTTAGTTGTTGTCTTTTTTTGTCGAGAAATAACAACATAGTTACAGAACGTATTTGTTAATACTGCTATGTATAACCCTGTCATTATATCGTATAACGCCGCGATAAAGGACACGGCCATGCCTGTTGCTATAACTTTACTTTTCATAATATCTTTTTATATATGGTTTTCTCATAAATTTTTGTAGGCTTATTGCCTTTGCTATAGATGGAAGTACTGCACTAGCGATGTGTGTGTACTTTAAAGTTCTTGCAACATCAACACGTTGGCTTCCTCCCCAGACACTCCATTGATATTTTGATTGAGGATTTCTATCGTTATGCCAAAATGGTAGAGTGTTGATTTTGTCTTCCCACTTTTCTTTCGCTTCAATTAATTCTTTATGACTTGTTTTCACCACCATTACGGGAAAATGCATTCCATCCTTACGAATGTCATTTATTAGGTTCTTCTTAAATGGCCGATTGTCATAAGGCAAAAAGTCGACAGAAGGAACACTTTGCCAAATGTCTTCAATCTTTAAATCAATAATTGGAAAGTGATTCCAATGATCTTTAAAATTACATCTAAGAATCTTTTTCGCCATACATTATTCTTTTTGTGAGTTCGTAAATTTCTGTTGGATAGATTTTAAAACATTCCCAAGTAGCTAACATGTATACCAGAAGCATGTGGTATATCATCAAAGGTACTAGCAATAGCGCAAATAATATTTCAAAAAGAATTCTTTTTCCGACATTCATTTTTATTTTTTTCTTTTTTCTTATCCTTAAATTGGATTGTTGGCTTAGGAAGGATTCCACGCATTTTCTTCAACACGTCCAACGTAGTGATCGTACCATGCCTGTTCGTCTGCTTCTTCGAGTGCATCTTTTGCGGTGTCTGTTAATTGAATTCCTTGTTCTTTAAATCTGCGAGCTTGATCTATACTGATTATATTCTCGTCATTGTTATTTATTAAAACAAATCGAGTGTTGTTAAAATCGATCATAGAGTTGTTGTTGTTTTCTATCATACTTCTATTATAAACTAAGTTTGCGTATTTGTAAACAGTTTTTGTTTTAAATGGTTCCATCCTTCACCTGCACGAAGTTCATCCGGATGCCATTGCGCATAAGCAATATTGTTACACCACTGTGTTCGATCAGGCCACTTTGGAACGTTGAGATTTGTAAAGTCTTTTGCGGCGATATCATACACCATTGATCCTTTATCTAAAGCAACTACTGGTTTTCCTGCAAGAACTGCATCAACGCCTGCATTGCTATTGATAGTAACTACTACCTTTGCGCCTTTAATTGCATCTTTAATCGGCATAAAGCGTTCTACATAACTTATGTCTTTTCCAAATATCATCGGCCAATTGTCTTCAGCGGTTGGATGTTGTTTAATTTTAATTGGAAGATCAGTAAATTTTCTTATTTCATCAACTATTGTTTGATAATCAAATCCTCTTCCAGCGATTGAAAAATCGCTTTTGATTTGAAGAGGTATAAGGATGTAATCTCCATCGCTATAGTCTAATAGTCTTCCATCGTTAAAGTGCTTTTTCCAACGATCATTTGGCATATCTTTATTTAAAAAGTTTGCTCTTCCATTTAGTCCATTCCATCCCGCAGATACCCATTCTTTCCTAGGGCCTTGAACATTATTTAAGTATGCGTTTTCAAGTATAATAACATCTTTTCTTTCTTTTAATAGACGTTGAGCGTAATTGCGAGTACTCCAGTGAACAATAACATCATATTGACTTAGGTTAGTACGCTGTATTTGATTTCTTTTAGTATAATAGACATCGCAACCATGCTTACGTGCGCCTTCACAAAAATTGCGAATAGGGTTTTGTGCGTGCTCAAGATCTCCGTGACCTATTATTTTCATGCCTACTTAATAGCGCAATTGTTGTGGTTTAGTATGACGTCAAGCCCCTGATCTTTCATTACTTCAACGATAGGAGTTCCATTAATTAGAAATGCTTTATAGCAAAAATTTGAAGTTCCTACTATACACCTACACGCTTTTGCTATAGTGTTATACCTTTGCCCATCTACATAGTAACCATCTTCCTTTAGAACTCCCTCAACAGGCTTAAAGCTATTCCATGTATCAACTGTTAACGATGATTCACCAATCTTTTCGTACAACTCTCGCTCTAACTTAGCCCAAGAGTTTGATTGTTTTGCTTTCTTAAATTCTACATCTTCGGTATATGTACCTAAGTCGATTTCAGAAGATTCATATTTTAAGTGTTCAATCAAAGCTGTGATTGCATCTACTAAAGTTAGATCTTCATCTAAGATCCATTCGCCGGCGTAAGGTTGGCGAATGTTGTGAATTAGTTTTTCTACTTCACTCGCCACAGATTCTTTAAACTCCCAAGCTTTAACCACGACGTATCCAAAAGGCATAATTGTACTCGCGTTCTTTTTAAGTTGACCTTCTCTAATAGGAAGATGACCTTTCGATTGAGTGATTCCTACCTTTTTTCTATTTTGAACGTCTACTTCTTCGAGTGGATCGTATGGTTGTCCAATGTATAATACGTGTTTCATAAAATACCTACTAGCCAATAGATAAACACGCAAAGAAGTCCTGTTAATACTACGCCTGTGCTAAACATTAATATATCCATAATTTTATTTATCCTCTCATAAAGTTTTTGACACAGGACCGCGGTCCATTTGGTACATAGTATTTCTTATTGCGTTCCCATGATTCGTTAGTAAATACTTGAATCGATCCCGCAGTCTTATGACCGTAATTCATAACACCTCTACGATTGCGAGTAGTCTCGCGTGGAGGTGCACTGTTTAATCCAAGTATAGCTTTTATATTTTCGTTCATTAGCGTGGTAGTATTTTTAAGATTTCTTTTGAGCTATAACCTTCGTTATAAAGAAGACTTATGACTTGTTTAATATCGACATATCCGTAGACATCGTCGCCAGTGTCTTGAAGCTCAGGTATATTAGCAAAAACGCTATCGTTAAGCAAGTACGCGACTTCGAAACACGTGTATGGTCCATGGTCGTGCTTTGGATGACAATAATTAAATGAGCTTGCTTGAATAGAAAGCCTACCATCACGAAACTTTACTGGAGGATTCTGTGGCTTTATAGGCGAATTGTATTCTTTTTGTATATCGTCTGGATTCATTATATTCTCCCGCTTAGTATATAGTCAGTCGTCGTTGGAAGACTGTCGCGATATTTGATAAGATCATATATAAGATGATCTAACGTTTCGCGATTATGTTGATGTTTATCAAAGAACGCGTTACCGTGAACGAGGCCTTCGACCACCATGCCAATTGTGGTATGAGAGGGAAATTCCTTTTCTTCTTTTTCTGATACGATAGTCATTATATAGTTACCTCCTTCCAACCAAAAGATTCACACAAGAAGCCAACTCCATCTACTTCTACGACATCTCCTGTTGAGAGTGAGTAGTTACCTGGAGCTCGAAAATCATTTGCGATGTTGAGTTCGACTTCGCTTAGCATTTCTTCAGGTGCATTCAAAATGTGAAACATGAGTTCAGCAGCTTCTTCGGCAAATCGTTCCTTCTTGATAGTAGGAAGATTGCACTCAAAAACTACTGTGCGTTCAGTGTTTTCATCAGCGTCAGAGGAGCCTCTGAATTCTGATGGACGATGGATTTTGATTGAGTTGCTCATTATATAGTTACCTCCTTGAGTTTGAGTGTGTAAAGAATTTTGTTCCAAAATGAAGCTTTACGCTTCAGACGTGCTTTGTATCGACTTGTCATAATTATATTACCTCCATTTGAGATACTGACCTGACTTGTACGTCTGCCCTGAAGGTGAAGTATGCGTAATAGTCTCTACGATAATCCTTAGCTTGAGCGCGGGTGATTTCAGTATGCTCACCAGTGCGAGTGTTGGTGAGGTCGAATATGTCGCCATATCCTTTGTGGTCGATGATGTATTTTATTTTAGCCATAATTGTTCCTAACTTGATTATGGTACTATTATACCATAAGAAACGAGTTATGTGAACAGTTATTTTCGGCCTGCAAGCCCTTAAGGTGCACAAGCTAATGGCAGTCAACTACTTAAAAACTGCACTTTTTTTCACCTTTTCATAAGTGGTTGACTATCAACACTAGAGTAAACTTAACCACATAAAGAGGGCAATAGCGAAAAATACGCTGAATACTCCTATAACTACCTTATCGGCTGTCGTAAGTCTACGATCAGCGTTCCTGCTATTCATTGATTTTTTCATTATTTTTTATATTTGTAATATACGCAAATCATTACTATAACGAATATAGCGCTGAAGATGTAATTTAAACATAGCCAATAATCAAAGCCGAACTTTAAAACAGCATATCCTAACGCTGCAGCATAACCGATTATAGACATAAAGCATAGACCTATACTCACGTCTTCAACTGATTTTGTTCTAATTGACTTTATTATTTGAGGCCAAAAACATCCGATAAAACAGACGTTATATATTATTCCTAAGGTGTTTTCAACAAATCCACTCATATAGATCTTTCCAATTTTTTACTCGAGTTACGTTATCGTTTACGTTATAATATTTATTGTATGGTTGATTTAAGAGAAAAGACTTTAGTCCGAGCTTAGCTCCCACTTCAGCGTTTTCGGGTTTATCCTCAACCCATATGAATTCTGAATCTTCGTACCTCTTTAGTGCTTCTGTCTTATCAGCTCCACAATCGAGACACTCGATTCGTTCGAAAACTGTTTCTCCAAATACTCTTTTTAGATTTTCTTCACGTAGTCGTTGAGCATAAGGTTCTGTACCAAGAGATGTAATGCAATGAAATACTGCACCGTGTTCTTCGTGCAACTTACGAACATACTTAATAGCATCGCCCAATGGAGGTAGAAAACCAATGGCTGCTGATTCGTTAAAGTGTCTTACAAGAACATCAGCTTTATCATCTGATATATCATAAACTTCTGAAACTTTATACGAAACCTTTGGGCTTTTCTTAAAGCCTTTACGTTTCATCCACCATTCAAATGAGTGAACCCACGATAGAAGCACTCCATCACAATCTGTTAATATAATCATTGTATAAATTTTCGCATTGCAGCACTCATCTTATGCATAGATGTTTGAAAATCTTCAGGATCAGGCTGTTCTTCTTTTTCAATATTTTGTAGTGTTCCAAGTAATCTAAAACAAGCTTCACTTAAATCGCTTAATGGATCACTTGGAAGTGTTGGATCTTTAGGTTTCATTTTCTGTTTTCGTAATAATAAGTTAGTTCTTCGATCAAAGGATCGATCCAATCTTCTTTGTCTTCTTTAAAAATAATTGGCTTAGGATCTCCATCAACTACCATCAATGTGACGAGTTGATCAATCGCAATTCCAGTACGTTCTTCAAACATGATAGCATAAGCGCATTCTTGCATAAAGTAAGAACTAATTTCGCTACGTTCTTTAACTCTACCAGCTGTTTTAAAATCAACAATGGATAGTTTACCATCAAATTCAGCGATGCAATCTACTCGTCCTGCAACCTTAAGCTTATCTGAATAAAGAGGGCATTCTTGCATATAGACTTTACCTACGTTATCATCAATTACTTCTTTTAATGTGTTCCAACTATATTGAACATGCGGCATTTTATCGCCTGGTGTACGAATAAAGTCTTCTTCATTATTGATATACCTTTCGGCAATATTGTGAACTGCGGTTCCACGTGTTGTAGCATGACGGGTGATCCTCTTAGCTTCTTCTTCACCAATACTTTTACGCCACTTAGCCCACTTCCAACGATCCCTATAACCAAGTGCAGTCGTAATCGAAGGATACTTTTCACCTTCCGGCGTAACGTAAGTACGCCCTGATTTAAGTGTTTCAGCCTTAAGATCTTGATAGCCAAGATCAACGTTTTCGTGTATGAATTTAGTAGTGTTCAATTGTATTGTCCTTTCCAGATGCTTTTTTAATTCCTTTGAGAACGTCATTCCATTCAGATCCTGCTCGTTTAATCGTTCCTACAGAGCCTTCAAAACTTAATCCTGGTGCAGTCATTGACCTTTCAACCAATCCTTCACACTTTTTAGAGTCTTTACAATATTCTTTAGGTGTAGGTTTTCCAACATTGATATCGCGATCGTCCATAGGGTGTTGTTCTTCCCATATAACGCCGCACTTACTGCATGTGTAATCGTATAACATAATTTTTAGGCGATGAACCAATGTGGAGTAGTACGTTTTGACCAAGCCATATTGAATCTTTCTTGTTTTGTTTTGTAAAAGGCACGGTATGACTTAACGGGATCGTCAAACATGCATTCTGGATTTGATTTCATAGCCAATGGAAACTTAGTCAGTTTGCCATTTGGAATATTTGCTGGTGCATCGAACAATTCTTTACGAAGAATTTGATCTGTTTTGTGAACTTTACCATAGCGATATGTATACTCGTCACATAGGGCATCAAACAACTTCCAATGCCAACGATAGTTTTCGAGCGTTTCCATAGTCCATACTGTACAAGGATGATACTTATGAACTGCCTTGTAAAGTACATTTTCGCGGTCATCAGACAAAGCATAGTATTGTTGAATTGTTTTACCTGATACTGAACGGCGTTTTTCTGCCTTGCCGTCAAGCATGCGATGAGCAGTTGACAACATTTGTGCAGATTCAATAATCATTTTTACTACGTGTTTATCGCAGTGTTCTTGAGCAGCGATTACTGGATCTTTATTGAGTACAAATACATTCATAATATAATTATAACATAGTTACGCAGTTTGTACACTATTTTAGCAATTCAGGAAATGTTGCTTCAACGAGACTTTTTGTAATTTTGCGATACTTCTTGTTTTGAAGATTTGTGATAGTTCCATCTTTAGCAGCACATAAAATGTTAGCATCTTCTTCGTGAATTTGTTCTAAAATACCAATAAAGATTTTTTCCTTTTTTATTTGAGAAATTTTATTCGTTACTACACACATCCCTATAGGTTTAAACGCATTAGCGAGAGGTGCAGGCTGACGGCCTTCAGGGCACTCTTCAAATGGAGGCCTACCCTTAGGTAACGACAATTGAATTTTATCATTATAACAAAGTTGTAAAACAGTCTTTACTTGCTTAAATGCGTTTTCCTTTAAGTACTCGATACGATCATTGCGATCTTCAAGTTTACATACCTCTTCGAATACTTCGTGAATATATTTTTGAAATGTTGGTTTTTCCATAATTTAGATTTAGTTAACAAAGAAGTCTTTTGCTGATTCTACAAGCAAACTACATCTTTTGGTTATTAGATAATTCAAGACTTTCATGTTTTTCTTGCCTTGTTGAGATTTATATTTATCCATGATGTTAGACTGAATATCTGCAGGGATACAATCTAAGTCAATCATAAGTTTGTTACGGCAATAGTTTCTATATTGCTCTTGCGTCATTACATCCTCATCGCAAAGATTTGGATATGCTTTGTACCATTCTTGAATCTTTTTAGTACGCAGAGGTGTTTGACGCAAACCATCGCTGAATGTGTTATCAGCACTGAGCATGTTTGGTACACCATCACTTACATCGCCTTTACAGATGTGTTCGAACTTGTAGTAAACAGGATCGTCGACCTTTAAGAAGTTGCGCTTCATAGGACTAAACTGTTTGACGTTTGAATAACGATGTAATTGAATAAAGTCTTTATCAGAAGAAATAATCATTACTGGCTCGTTTTGGCCAAATTCTTGAGTAGATTCTACTAGTACACCAATTACATCATCTGCTTCTGCGCGGTCCACGTGAACTACGGGATAAGGCATTTCTGCTGCAATTTCATCACGGATGCCATTGAGAAACCCAAAGAACTTGCCCCAATCGAGAGGTGATTCTTCACGGGATGATTTACGCTTTGCTTTGTATTGAGGGTACTTTTCTTTACGCCAGGATGTACTATCACAGGCCAGTATCATAGGGCCATATTCGTCCCTGAATTTGACATTGTACCTCCGAAGGGAGTTTAATATCATATGACGAATAAGGCTTTCTTCGACCTCGTCCGGACGATCTTGTGAAAATATTGCGGCGATCGCGATACCGCTATAATCTACTATTATCATAATTTAGTGTACTTTTACTTGATTTAGTATCTATTATAAACCAAGTTTGAGGGTTTGTACACTGTTTAGTTACTCAAAATCTTCTGCACTAAGATCCTTTAAATGACCTCTGTGAATCTTTCCGCCGAAAAAGGCATTGTGATATTCTTCAGGTTTAAGAAGTGCGTGGGTATTCATTTGTTCATAACATTCCATATAACTCATCGCTCCCTTAGATTTACACAAATGGATGATTTCACGATGGAAGTGATCTAAACCGTTTTCTTCTACAATCAGTTTTACGGTTTCACTTGATCCACAATAAGTTTTCCAATCAGATTCTTTTAAAGATCGACGTTTACGCCTTTTGCCTTTCAAAGGTGGTTTGGTCACTTTAGAAAAGAAGTTCTTTTTCCCAATGTATTTCATGCCTGTAGAAGTATCTGTAACTACGTAGACGAATCCTACTGCATCACCTATCATTTCACTAGTAAACTCCTCACCCTTATAACTCCACATAGAGTTATTTATTCATCCCATTCAATGTCTTCTGGTTCGCCGTTGAACTCTTCTGCACACATTGGACAGAAGTTAGGTTCTAAAAAGTCAGGTGATTCGTCTTCGTCAAATTCAATGTGTACGTGAATTTTGCATCTGGCACAATATAGTTTTTCAGCGTACATATTAACCTTCGCAAGAAGTGCAGGTGAGTAGATTGCGTGATAGTTCTTGCGATGGATTTGTTCCACGATGATAGTAAAGCGTCTTTACACCCTGTTCCCATGCATAAATAAGAAGTTGATTAGTATCACGCGGTGGTGTCTTTGGATGAATCATGAGATTAATACTCTGTGATTGATCAATGAATTTTTGTCTTATACTCGTTTGTAGTATAATTTCCTTCTGTGATATTTCACCAAACGTTTTAAACACGTCTTTTTCATGATCTGATAAGAACATAAGGTGTTGAACACTTCCACCTGTTACAAGAATAGATTTCCAAACGTCTTGTGTATCGTGTCCGTAATTGTTTAAGACTTCTTTAAGGTGAGGATTCTTATAAGTAAACTTACCTTTTGCGAGATCTTTAACAAAGTAGTTACTGTTTAGAGGTTCAACGCTTGGTGATACTTGACCAAGAATAAAAGAACTCGAAGTAGTAGGTGCAATTGCTTGCGTTGTCATATTCCTACGACCTGCACCTTTAAGTTTTTCTGGTTCTCCTAGTGTCTTAGCCATTTCGCTTGAAGCGATCATGCTTTCAGACTCAATGTGCTTAAAGATATCACTTGTTAGCATTTTTGCTTGAAGATCTTCAAACGCAATACTTTTACTCTGGAGATATGAATGCCAACCAAGTACACCAATTCCAATTGCACGTTGTTCAATTGAGAATTTGCGCGGTGCATCCATGAATGGTAAACCTTCTGTCTTTTCAATAAACTCTTCAATCACGGTGTCAAGAAACTTTGTCATTACTTGAACTGCATCTGTTTCTTTCCAATCGTCATAGTGCAATAGGTTCATTGAAGATAGACAACACACAAATGATTCTTCTTTATTTGTCGATAAGCAAATTTCAGAACATAGATTAGAGGCATATATTTTACCGCTTTCTTTTGGTTTATTCTTATTCACTGTGTCGCTAAACATAATATAAGGATAACCACTTTCATATCGTTTTTGAATTACTTTACCCCAAATCTTACGCTTTTCTTTGTCGCCATCAAGCATTTCTTTCATAAAGCTATCAGGCACTGTAACACCGATTGACATGTTTTGAATAGGATGACCATCACCGCGTATTTGAAGAAACTCGAGAATATCAGGATGATCAATTGGCATATAACCTGCAAATGAACCACGACGTACGTTTGACTGAGAAACAACGTTAGTCATAGTTTCATATAACTCCATAAAATGAACAGGTCCGTTTGAATTACCACCTGCAGAAATTTCAGATCCACGACTACGCAGTGATCCAAAGTATGCAGATGTTCCTCCACCCATCTTAGTCATCATGCCGACCTCAGCTTGTTTACCTAAAATAGATTCCATCGTATCGTCGATGTATGATCCAAAGCAAGAAATGGGTAAGCCACGTTTAAGCCCATAGTTTGCCCAGATAGGAGAGGCCAGTGAATACCAACCCTTCTTCATATAGTCTTCAAACTTATCGGCGAAACCATCTTCACCCAAAGTTCTTTGCGCCTTTAACGCAATTTGTCTTATACGTTTTTCGGGTGTAACACCTTCTGTTAAGTAACCACGCTCAAGAAATAAGCGCGAGTCTTTGTTCAACCAATAATAATCTTCCATAATATATCTATACCTTTAAAATAGGTCGTCTTCGTCGTATGATTTGTCTTTCTTCGAATATTCTGTAGGGCGTTTAAAGAAGAAGTCAGTAGCGGTATTACCCAATACATCTTCATCAAACCATTCTGTTTTTGCAAGTAATTCTTCATCGATATCATCAAACACTGGCTCAATGCCAATAAGCTCAAGTGATTGATTCAGGCGATTCTTAATAAAGTTATGCATAATAGGAGAACTGAGGTGCTCCGATTGATAACCATTTACTGACCACTCGATAATCTTTGCTTCTGCGTTAAACGCTTCAACACACTCGGAACGAATACGTTGAATAAGTTCTTCGTCAAAAAGCTCAGGGTGTTCTTCGCGAATAACGTTTACTAACTTTACACCTACCATAGCATGAATCATTTCTTCTTTTGAAGTATATGCTACTTGTTGAGCAACATCCTTCAATTGATTTTTAAAACGATTAAAGTAGTTAATGGTATAGAATTGTGAAAACAACGAAACGTTTTCTACGTATAAAGTAAACAAAATAAGCGAATAAACATATTGCTTCTTTGAATCTTTATAATACTTATGTAGATACTTGCGTAAATACTTTACACGATTTTGAATAATAGGAAGTTGAAGATTATCTTCAAACACATCTTCCATATCTAAAATATCGATAAGTCGTTCATACGCGTTGTTATGAATAACTTCTACATTAGCCATCACGTAACCCAAGTCAGTGATAGATGGGTGAGGTAGGTTTTGTCCTACGTTAGCCCAAAAGGTTTTGACTGCAACTTCAATTTGTGCAATCGCTGAAAGACACCGTGTGACCATTTCACGTTCGTCTTCTGACATGTTGACTTTAAAGTCTTGAACGTCTGATTGAAAATTAAATTCTTTATCTGTCCAAAAGCCATTATGCATGGCTTGTATAAAGTCCTCTGTCCAAGGATAGTGATCTGGTTTTCTGGAAATTTGTTCTACGAATATTGACATGTGCGGTTATGTGATTGTTAAGGTTTAATTATACACCATGCTAACAACTTTGTACACAACAAATAAGTATTTAATTACTCGTTTGCTGCTCTTGGTCGTATAGCCCTCAACGCACCTGTCTTTTCATTTCGAAGATATATTACAGCATTTCTATTTTTATTATAAAAGTC